AAGTAATGACCAAAAACTTGACCCTGCTAACAAGTGCACAGGGTTTGCTCAAGAAAGAGAACCTGATAAAGAAGTAGTTGTCAAAGGAGAAAGCGAAATGTCTGATGTTCCAATTAGAGTAGCTCAAAAAGGAGACGTAATGGAACCTTGGCAAATTTCTAGAATGCAAAGATCTATAAAGAAAGAACAAAAGCAAATTAGAAAATCTAAACTTAAACAAAGACCAGACGGTGTTAGTAGAAGAGATTGGAAGAAGCAAGTTAAGGCAGAAGAAAATGCGGCTGAACAAAAAGAGTTCCAAGCATTAGCTGAAAGAAACGCTAAGTCAAGAGCTTCTGGAAAAAGAGGTGGTTCAAGAAATGTAGCAGGTTTTGATAGAATTAAAACTATAGGTGAGGATTCTGAAAAAGTACAAGTAGCAAAAGCTCAAAAAGCTGCAAAATTAGCAAAGGAAAACGAAGAAAAGAAAAAATCAACAAACCAAATGAGATCAAATAGCCCCGCAAAAAAAGCATTAAAAGGTAGCCAAAATCAATTACCTCAACATTTACAAGCAGCCATTAAAGCAGCCCCAGGTAAAATGAACGGTTCTCCTTATAAAATGAAAGGTTCAATGTTTAAAAAGAAATACTAATGGCTATACCAATCACAAGTAAAATAAAGAATTGCTCTCCTGCTAAGAAAACAGGGGCATGGACAAGGAAAGAAGGTCAATCAGAATCTGGTGGTTTAAATCAGAAAGGTGTTGATGACTATAAAAGAAAAAATCCTGGGTCAAAATTAAAAACCGCTGTAACAACAAAGCCTTCTAAATTAAAACCTGGAAGTAAAGATGCTAAACGTAGAAAATCTTTTTGTGCGAGAATGAGCGGAGTAAAAGGGCCAATGAAAAAACCAAATGGTAAACCTACAAGAAAGGCTTTAGCATTAAGAAAATGGAATTGCTAATGGAATCAAAAGGACTAGGCGACACAGTAGAAAAAATAACTAAAGCAACAGGTATTAAGACTTTAGTAGAAAAAGTTTCAGAGGGTTTAAATATCCCGTGCGGGTGCCAGCACAGAAAAGAAAAACTAAACAAAATGTTACCATACAAAAAATAAAAAAATGAGTTTCAAAAACACACCAATAACGGCGAAAATTAAAAGAACTACTAAAGGGGGTATTACACAACCATTGTTAAATATGGGTGCACCTGTTAAAATGAAAATGCATTCACCTGCTAAAGTAGACCCAGATCCTAATATTAAAAAGCAATCGGATTTTAAAAACGAAATGTCTAGACAAGACAAAGTAAAAGCCGACAACTTAGCTGCAAGCAAAGCAAAAAAAGCAGCAAAAGATAAATCTAATTATCAAAAAAACATAGATCAATATAGAAAAGATGTATCTACTTTAAATGCGAATACAAAATCTGCTTCTAAAAATGTTAATCCTAGACAAATGGAGTCAGCAATGAATAGAAACGTAAGGCAAGCGGGTAGAATTAAATCATTTGAAAAGAATCTTTACGACTACGATACAAAAAATAAAGCAGGTAGTACTGAAGGATATACAGCTAAAGAGTATGCAATGGCTAAGGCTAGTGGTACTTATAAATCTAGAGCTACGAAAAAAGAAGATGCTAAAGTAGATACTGCTAAAACGAAAACAACTAAAACTAAAAAAGTTTCATACGATACTGCTTACAAAAACAGAGATATGAAAACTTACGGTAAAATGGATAAAGCTACTTATATAAAAGAAGCTAAGCGTCAAAACGCATCTAAGAAAGCTGGTAAAGGATGGGATGTTAAAAACAAAGGTAAAGATACACCACCTAGAAAAAAGGTTAAGGCTGCTTCTGTAATAGAGCCTAAAGGAATTAAGAAAATAGAAATATCTACAAAGCTAGATCCAAAACAACTTAAAGCAGAAGTTGTAAAGCGTAACACTAAAACAGAAAAGCCTTCTAAAAGAGATGTGCGTAAAGCTAATAGAAAAGCTAAATCAGCGGGTAGAGCAAGCGATAAAGCAGCAAGAGCAAGGTTAAGAGGGCAACAAGCTTTAGAAAACGGCAACAAGCAAAAAGCTTTAAGGTATAAAAGAAAAGAAACACGATTAAATGCAAAAGCTACTAAAAAAAGAGGGCAAGCAGCAAATGCTATTAAGATAAAAGATTAAATGAAAAAGTTATTTCAATGGCTTACAGGTAGTGTTGTTAAAGAAATAGGCAACGCTATTGATAAGTTAACTACAACTGAAGAAGAGAAGCTTATTATAAAAAAGCAAGTTCAAGAAATATTAGAACAAGCTGATACAAATGCTCAAATTCAAGTTACTGATCGTTGGAAATCAGATATGGCGAGTGATAGTTATTTATCAAAAAACATTCGTCCATTAATACTTATATATATAACAGTTATATTTACGGCATTGGCTTTCACAGATGGTAACATAGGTGAATTTCAAATAGCAAAAGAATATATACCTATATTTCAAACGTTACTAGTTACTGTCTATGGAGCATACTTTGTAGGCAGGACTTGGGAAAAAGCAACAAAAATAAATAAAAAATAAAATAATGGGACAATTTTTAAATCAACCAGACTTTATAGAGTTTGGTAAAGTAGTAACACCAAGCAATACAATTAATGCTTCTACAAACCTTAACAAAGCTTCTTTGTGGGTTGGCGGAGGCGGTACTGTAAAAGCTATCCTTTCTAGTACACTTGGAGGCGTTGTAGAAAGTTTTACAATAACATCACCAGGAGCAGGCTATACCACTGGAGCTGCAGTAGCAACTTTAAACGATGATGGTACAGATGCAACTGGCTTAACTGTAGATATTACTGTAGACGGCAGTGGAGCAATTGTTACTGCTGTATTAAACAACACGGGTAGTGGCTATGTAGTGGGCCAAACACTTAGAATATCTGGAGGTACTTCAATGGCAGTTATCACTATTACAGGAGTTGATAATACACCTATAGCTTCACAAGCTGTATCTTTTCAAGGCGTACAAGCAGGAACTTACTTACCTGTTATTGTTGATTATGTGTTAGTAGAAAGCTCAAATCCAGCTTCTCTAATGATTGCGTGTCATTAATAATACTTTAAAACAAGTAACTATATACTTATAATATAAACAATTAAATTTAATAATTATGTCTAAAAAATTAGAAGAACAAGAGTTAAAAGAATTACAAGGAGCTATCAACAAGATTAATGAAATACAAGTCCAAATTGGAGGTATTGAATTACAAAAGCAAGACCTTGTATTATTCGGTGCTGAAGCAAAAAAAGAATTAAAAGAAATTCAAGCTTCACTTGAGAAAACTTATGGTCAAGTATCTATCGATATTCAAACTGGAGATATTCAAGAGAATGAGTCAGATAGTTAGAAAAATAAGTATTGGTAAAGATTATAAAAATGACGCCATGCACTACTCTGTTGGACAGGAAGTGTATGGTGGTCATACCATAAAAAATATAATTGAAGAAGAAACTAAGTACTCAATATATATTGAAAAGAATAATGAGATAATGCCATGGAAAGATTTTAATAAAAACATGGCAATTGCAGTTGAATATGATCTGCAATATTAATGAAGTCTTTAATTAATTTTATTATAGAGCCAGTCGGCGAAAGATATAATAACACTAAGAATATTGAAGGTAATGAATTACTTTTAAATACAGAATTACAAAATCACAACTATTCAAATAGAATAGCCAAAGTTATAGCAGTACCTAAATTAGCAGATACTGAGATTAAAAAAGGTGATGAAATTATTGTACATCATAATGTATTTAGACGGTTTAGAGACATCAGAGGGGACGAAAAAAATAGTAGATCTTACTACAAAGACAATATATACTTTGCAACCGAAGATCAGGTTTATGCTTATAAAAGAAAAAGTAACTGGCAAAGCTGTAAAGGATTTAATTTTGTTAAACCTATAAAAGAAACTAAAGCATTTTCTTTAGATAAAGAAAAAGAAGGTGTGGGAGTTTTATACTTCAAAGATCCTGATCTTAAAGGATTAAAAAACGGCGATCTAATAGGGTTTAGGCCCGGGGCAGAATATGAATTTGTTATTGGTAATGACAGAATTTATAGAGTACCCACAAATTCAATCACAATCAAATATGAATATCAAGGAAACGAAGAAGAATATAATCCAAGCTGGACATAGGGCTGTTGAAGAATTAATTAAAGTAGCTAAAGAAGCTATAGTTGATTCTGGTGATGATATAACAGCGGATAGATTAAAGAACGCAGCGGCTACTAAAAAGCTAGCTATATTCGATGCCTTTGAGATATTAACTAGAATACAACTAGAGCAAGATATTATTGATGAAAAACCTGCAGAGGTAAAAGAAGAAAAATCTTTTGGAGGCTTTGCTGAAAAAAGATCTAAATAATGTACGAGCAAACGTTATATAAAGTTATAACACCTGTAAAGCTTACCACTATATCAAGGCTTAACAAAGCTAGAAAGTGGAATTATGGATATAATAAAGAGCATGATATTGTTGTTATAAGTAAGACCGGGCAGATTGGTGAAATATATGATATAAATAATCTTAAAATAGCTTTGCCAAAAGCCCCAACTGGGATTGATAAGTCAAAAAATAAATGGATCCCTGAAGATTATCCTAAAGAATTAAAAGCTATTGACAGCATATTCGATTGGAGAGACTATCCGGAAAAATTTAAATTAAAATGGGAAAGCTATATAGATGAACAATTTAACAAAAGAGAAAAAGGCCATTGGTTCAATAATAAAGGTGTGGATACTTACATTACTGGTACTCACTTTATGTACTTGCAGTGGTCCAAAATTGATATTGGGAAGCCAGACTTTAGGGAATCAAACAGATTATTCTTTATATTCTGGGAAGCTTGCAAAGCTGACGCTAGATCCTATGGGATGTGCTACCTTAAGAACCGTCGATCTGGATTTTCTTTCATGTCATCAGCTGAAATTGTTAATCTTGCAACAATATCCTCTGATTCACGGTTCGGTGTATTGTCCAAATCTGGACAAGATGCTAAGAAGATGTTCACTGACAAGGTGGTACCAATCTCTGTTAATTACCCGTTCTTCTTTAAACCAATACAGGACGGAATGGACCGTCCGAAGACCGAGCTTGCCTACAGGGTCCCGGCCTCGAAACTTACCAGGAGACGACTCGATTCCAAGGATAGATCCAAGCAAGAAGCCCTTGAGGGTTTGGACACGACCATCGATTGGAAGAACACGGGTGATAATGCCTACGATGGGGAAAAACTTAAACTCCTCGTCCATGATGAATCGGGGAAATGGGAAAGGCCGAACAACATCCTCGACAACTGGAGGGTCACGAAAACCACCCTTAGATTAGGTAGTAGAGTAATAGGTAAGTGTATGATGGGCTCAACATCAAATGCACTTGACAAAGGAGGTGACAATTTTAAAAAATTATATAATAACTCAGATGTTACTAAAAGAAATAGAAATGGGCAAACTGCTTCAGGATTATATTCTTTATTTATTCCAATGGAGTGGAACTATGAAGGTTTTATTGATGAGTATGGTCACCCAGTATTTGATACACCAAAAGAACCAGCTGTAGGTCCATATGGCGACGTTATAGAGGTTGGAGTTATAGAACACTGGAATAACGAAGCAGAAGGTTTAAAGTCTGATCAGGACGCCTTAAATGAGTTTTACAGACAATTCCCAAGATCAGAAGAACACGCTTTCAGAGACGAAACAAAAAACAGTATATTTAATTTAGTTAAAATATACGAGCAAATAGATTATAACGAAGATTTAGGCAATACTAATGTATTAACTAAAGGTAGCTTTCAATGGGTAAATGGTATTAAAGATACAACTGTAAAGTTTACACCTAACCCTTCCGGCAGGTTTTTAGTATCTTGGGTGCCTGGAGAGCATTTACAAAATAAACAGATTGTATCTAAAGGATTAAAATCCCCAGGGAATCAACATATGGGTGCTTTTGGATGTGATAGTTATGATATATCAGGAACAACAGACGGTCAAGGATCTAAAGGAGCATTGCACGGATTAACTAAGTTTAGTTTAGAAGACGCTCCGGCTAATACTTTCTTTTTAGAATATATAGCTAGACCTCAAACCGCAGAGATATTTTTTGAAGATGTATTAATGGCTTGTATATTTTATGGTATGCCTATATTAGCAGAGAATAACAAACCTAGATTATTATATTATTTTAAAAGAAGAGGATATAGAGGTTACTCTATGAATAGACCTGATAAGCTTTGGAATAAATTATCTGTAACAGAAAGAGAAATAGGTGGTATGCCTAACTCAAGTGAAGATATAAAACAAGCACATGCGGCTGCTATTGAAACATATATAGATCAGCACGTAGGTTTAAAAGAAGATGGGCAATATGGTGCAATGTATTTTAATACTACTTTAAATGATTGGGCTGGATTTGATATAAATAAAAGAACCAAGTTTGATGCAGCTATAAGTTCAGGTTTAGCAATAATGGCATGCAACAGACATTTATACCACCCAAGACCACGAGTAGAGAAAGAAACAATAAGTTTAAAAATAGCTAAATACACCAATCAAGGTGGTTTATCAAAATTAATAGAAAAATAAAAATATGGCTGAGTCAGTTATAACAAGTTATTTTCCAAGCCAAGTAGCTAGCGATGCGGAGAAGATGTCCATGGATTATGGTACTACGGTAGGTAGAGCTATAGAAAGTGAGTGGTTCAATAATACAAATGGAGGAAGTTCAAGTAGATTTCAAAGTAATCAAGTTACATTTCATAATTTAAGATTATATGCAAGAGGCGAACAGCCTATACAAAAATATAAAGATGAATTATCTATTAATGGTGATTTATCTTAT